AGCGTGGAAGGCCCCCCTCCCAAATAGGCGGCGAAGGAGGGATTCTCAAAGTTGGCCTTAGGAAACGTCCATGAATCGGCCACTTGATACTCCTTGCCAGTGGTGGGATTCAAAACGGTGGTGGATCCCGTGGGCCCCGGAACTCCGCCAAAGAGCTGCAGATACGCAGCCGCTCCGGTTGTCCCAGAGGTGAAGCGAGTTTCCTCAGACGCCCAAAACAGAGAAACGTTGGTTGCATCATAATTGAAATCGGCATTGACGCCGACTTGGATCTCACGAGTTTGACCCGGTCCGATCGGAATCCCAAGATCGTTCAAGTTCTGGTTGGTCAGCTGACTGGAAGGAATAGTGAACGTCGCCACCAAAGTGTTGATACCCCCGGGCGTATTGAGGGGAGTATAGCGGAGGGCCAAATCAGGCTGAGTGAACCGGAAGGGGCTCGGCACGGGGATGTCCTCGGTCATAGTAAACGTAACCGTCTCGGGAACCTCCACGACGACCCCAAGACGGTGGGGGAAAATACAATCGCCAATCAGGAGGCACTCCACGGAGGGCACTTGCATGAGGTAGAAGAAGCGCATGTCATCTCCACCGGCGACGTAGACCCCCCCGAAGTTATCATCCGCACCAGGGTCGTCTCGGACGAAAACCAAAGCCCCCATCCCCGTCTCCACTGGCCGGGTGATCAGATCCGCGGGGTAGCGCGGAATAATCAACTGGTTTTGGTGGTTATAGTAGGGGATCTGGATCTCCAGCAGCCCGGTCGTGTCGCGGCCCACGGCAGTGGGACCCATTCCAGTGCGGCGGCCCGTTGAGGTCATCAGGGTGCCAGGGAACCCAGTCGCAGCAGCCTCGGCAACATAGGGCATATACTGGAGTTGAAGATCGTACTCGCCGATGAACTTGAAGCGCATCGAGCCCTTGTAGAATCGGTACATGGGAGACAAATAGGTCATCCAGCCGGCCTGAACAACACCCCCTTGGTCATAAGCAGCAAGAGGCTTGCTGACCGTAATACCAGAGGAAAGGTTCAGAGCGTCTCCGTTCAAGAACTTGGAAAACCGCTTCAAAAGTTGGCGAAATGACTTCAGGCGCTGGCGGGGAAGGGGACTAGGAGTCTGAACGGCTTCAGAACCCGCCCCGATGGCCACCACGGACTCAGTTTCCTCAGCGGTCACGGGTCCAGGCGTGGTTCCATTGTCCATCTCATTCACAATATCCACGGTGATGGGGTCCTTCCGCCTGCGAGCACAGCCATCGCGCCAGGCCTTAGCCCGACTCGAGAAGCTCCCGCTGTGGCGGGCGGCGACGCGCTTAATTTGCGGGCGAGCGGTGTCATAAAGGGTGTCACTCCCCACGTATTCATTGCAAACCC